AGCAAAGTCAATATTACAAGTACAACTTGCAGTAAAAGACTTCATGATTTCCGCACCAGCAGTCAGAAGAACTGACTGTGAAGGGATTTCAAGTAGTTGGAAGATGTCACCGTTAGCAATGGTAGCACCTGCAGCAATCATAGCATCAATATCTAAGATTGCTTCAATGGTTCGTACAGTATTACCAACTACTGTCGGGACAGCAAGAACGTTTGCCCCAACACCAGCAGTAGAACTGAGAGTCATATCAAAAGTAGCCATAGTTTATATCCTCTCTATGCTGCGTTATAACGGGCAGTGACGATTGCTTCAGGGCGAAGAATCTTCCTACCGTATAGATGCATGCCACGAACAATGTCAGCAAAGCTGTCAGGGTCACGATATGTCTCTGTCTTGTTGATTTGCTCAGCTGTTGCTACAGAAGAATCATGTCCTGCAATAATAACACCGAAGTTTGTCAACTGGTTAGCTGTACCTGATGTACCTGCTCCAGTGCCTAGTGCTGGCAAATTGGAAGAGGAATATACACGAAAGCCGTGGAAGTTGTTAAGGGTAAGACCATTACGCAAACCACCTGATTCACCGAAGTCTGCATTCATGAACCGTGAGTCCTCGTCTGCGAGGATTTCCATAAATACCGGGTCAACTACAAGCCACCTACCTTGTGAGTCAACCTGTTGCTGATCAAGCAAACGCTTCATGCGTGAGACAATCATAGCAGGAGAAACAGTAGCCGTTGGTAACGAGGTAGCACCGGGCATACGAGCAGTCACAGGAATTGAGTGAGTGCCAGCAGATGCAGTGGAAATATTTCCAAAGTCACCTTTGTGAAGCTGCATAGATGCAAGCAATTCGTTTGCGCCTGCAGAGCTTACAGCCTTAGTGCCATTGACAGTAGTATTTAAAGCATTGGCTTTGCTGTGCAAAGAACCCTGCTTATAGCCAGCCATGTAGCCAAGTACTTCTTGGTCATGGTTGTCTGCCAAACGATAGGCAGCACGGTTGGTAGCAAGATCCATGAAGTTCACATGCGAATGTGCGTCTTCAATATCGTCCATCTTAAAGGCAAAATAGTTAGCCTTATCAATGACTAAGTTAAAATCGTCATCCTGCAAATCTTGTGCTGTGACATTTGTGCCACGAGCATATTCACTTACAGAAATTTCTGGCTCTTTGATAATTTTTACTGTGTCACCTTGACTAGCAATTTCCCCAAAATAATCTGAGTTAGTAATATCACCAACTACAGTAGATTTACGGAAAGCTAGCTGTACTTTTTTAGAATAGATTACTGGGCTGAAGTTACCATTTGGTAAGTTGCCGTAACCTGTTGCGGTTGTAAAAGCCATGGGATAAATCCTCCATTAGGTGTTTGGCTTATGATTAATAAGCTAAACTAACCGATAAGAGGCTGTACTTTTTAGGGTGCATATAAGTGTAAGTCATAAGGATCAGTTATGTAACTCAGGTTATACGGGCCTATACTAGTTCAGGTGAGTCTTATATAGTTGGTGTGTTTAGACTTAGCGAGGTAGTGTTGTATTAAGTGCAAGGTAGTCTTTCTTACGAGAGGCTTGTCACTTAATGTAGAGACACCTATAGTTATACTAGGTACACTATAGATGTCAATGCCTTATTTACTATTATCGTGCACCGCCTGTCATATCGTAGTCAAACTTTCCTGCACGGATTGCTTCCATAATAGCATCTGATTGTTTATCATACTGAGCAGCAGACATCTTATGTACCTGCGACTCAGAGAAATTTCCAGTGGAGTCACTCTGGTCTGGCCTAGTTGTACGCTTAGTTACAACAGCAGAGGCTGCAGCTTTAGAGGACTTCTTCCTAGTCTTAGTGTCTAACCCTTTGTCTACTTTGTACAAATCAATTACACGAGTAACAGACGCTGGGTCTTCAGAGTTCTCGTATAGAGCATCCTGTACCCACTTAGGTTGTTCGCCTGCCCAATCGTGAAACTCATCACTACTACGCAGTTCGTTGAAGTCAGGGTGCATAGCCCTAATCTCATCTTCCATCCTATTGCGGTCTGACTCAGCAGTAATACGGTCAATCTCTTGTAAGCGGCTCTCTGCACCAGAAAACTTCTCTTGTGCTTTCTTCTCTGCAATACGCTCAACAATAGCAGCTACATCAGGATACTGTCGTGCCCATGCCTCAATGTCTTCATCAGACTTAGGAGGGCGTATGTCACCACGCTCTTGTGCGTTATCTAGCTGAGCCTTGATTGCCTTAAGCTCTTCTGCTTGTTTGTTCTGGTGACTACGTAAGTCACTATAGCGTTTCTTATAGGTACGCTCTTCGCCTGATAGTTTCTCATCACCGTCTTCAGTGGCAGCTTCAGGCGCAGCAGCTTTAGGCTGTTCCTCTTCTGCTTCTTCATCACTGTTCATCAAGTCATTAAGCTCCGCTTCCTGTTCTTGTATGCGGCGCTTGTTAGCGTTATTGTAATTAGGATCAACGAATCCTGCTGAGCGTGGAGTTTCCACTGCTTGTAGTTCTGCCATAGTATTTCCTTTATGTGGGGCCAGCCTTAGCCGGGTAGCCTTATTGTTGTTGTCGGAGTAGTATAGTTATTTCTTCTTGGTCTTCTTATTAGTCATCAAGCCGCCTTTGTTCATAGGGCCAGTGTAGCGTCCTGCGCTATCATAGTTCTTACTCTTAGTTCTAGGGTTAGTACTATTTCCTCCACCACCAGAACTACTTTTAGAACTACCTGAAGATGCAGTACTACGGTCAATAAACCCTCGACCAGTGCCGCTGCCTGCCGTGTTATCACCACCACTACCGCCTCCCTCACTTGCAGCCTTATAAGCTGCTACTTGGTCATTGGATGATTTCTCAGCTACTTTACTAGCGGCTATCTCCCCTCCTTTTGTCACTTTCCCCGGAGTATCAGTTAGACCCAGTGCTCGAACAAACTTTGCACCAGCAAAAGGAGTATCACCATACTCTTCATCTAGTGTTACTAAGCCTCTCTGCCAGCCATCCATAATAGCTCCAGTCCACGGCCCTCCCTCTGTTGAGCCAAGTGCTCTTGTTGCTTTTTTATCCCAAAGGTCTTGCAAGGTAGCAATTTTTTCTTCAGTATCACCCCCGTGCTTTTTTAAGTATTCAATAGCTAGTTTTTCATCCTTTAATCTAGTAGCATTGTATATTCTTCCGGGAGCAACAGCACCAAGCATAGAGCCAAGAAAGCCCGGCTTCTTGTTAAGCCTATCTAATGTTTCTTGATAAAGTACTTTAGGATCATTCCAAGTAAAATCTGATTTATAATCATTAGGATCTGATTCAGTCATCATCTCCTTCATTGCTCTCTCTTGATCTTGGTCACCGCCAGAGGCATAGAAGGAGTCAGGCATTCTTGTTGCTGTCTCACCATTAGGTTTAGTGTAAGACTCTCCAATAGCAGCCCCACCAAACCTATCCCCAGCTGGGCCTACACCGCCTGTTCCCATACTTGCATTTGTTACTACAGGTGCTGACCCTAAAATAAAGCCAGCAGGCACAGCTGTAATAGGACCATTGGCGTTATGTGCAATCTGCATGGTTGCATTTGTGGTAGGATTATAGTAAGACACCATTGTAGTCTCACCACCACCCATACCGGGAGCAGTAGGTCCAAAGGTAGAAAAACCTAATCCATAATTTGCTGGGTTAAATCCACCTGCAGCAAAGCCAGTTGACTTTTCTTCTAGCAGTTCTTCTGATACAGTGTCTGTATTAGCTTGTTTAATGTCAGTAGGGTTCATGTTAGCTTGTGTAGTATTTACTGCAACGCCCCGCTTAGATAGCTCTTGCATCAAGGCAGGGTTTGCATTAGCAGCTACCATAACTTTCTCAATGATAGAGTCCATACGAGTAGGGTCATTGTACAAAGATTCAGTCAATCCACCTGCAGCGAAGCCAACAGCCATGCCTTTAGCATTCATACGAGAGTTTACCATAGGATCATTCTTAGCAGCAATAGCCATCTTATCCATCAAGCCACCCTCGTAAACCCCTGTAGTAAGAGCCTGCTCAAGTGCAGCAATATCTTCTTCACTAATGTCCATGCCTTGTGGTGGCATAGCAGCCATATCTACAGGCTCACCTCCAATGCGCCCATCATCTTCCATCTTAGCTAAACCTATCTTAGCTTTTGTGCGGAGGTCTTCAAAGAACTTTACACCAAAGAAACGTACAACGTCAGCAGGTACAACGTACTCACCTTCACTTAGCTTAGCATCAATATCATCACGAACTTCTACTGGCAGTGATCCCGGAGGAACTTCATTGCCTGACACAGGGTCTACCTGTGGGGCTTGACCGTTAAGGGCCATTTCCATCTGATCACTTATTGCCATTAACTTCATCCCTCAAATATTTAAGCTTGCGTAGCATTGCTGCCTCACCTTGACATCGAAACATATCATCTGTCTTTGTGACTTGTTCCATCTTCTTGTGTACTTGTAGTATCTTACTCTCTAGCATTTCGCAGAACTCATCCCACAAAGGCTTGTCGTTTACTAACTTCTGTAGTTTCATCTGTCAGGCCTCTGGACTAAGCCGCCTTTGTTTAACCTTAGCTTGGCTCTCGTAGGGTCTAACTTTAAATCTTTAATGTTAATAGACTTACCTTTTAGTATATCTACACTATCTTCAGCTTTAGCTACCCTTTTAGCTATACTACCATTCGGAAAACGATCTGCTAACTGGCGGTCTTTAGGGCTAATGTAAGTCTCATACTTCAGATCTTTAGTACCAATTTTAACTTGATTACCAAGCTCAGCTTTTAGTTGCTTCAAAGCTTTATCAAACGCTACAACATATGTATTGTGAAAGCCTGAGCCTTTAGTAATAGCTTTTCTATATTCATCACTATCTACACGAAAACGCTTAGCTGCTAACTTCTCTATAGGAGGTAGTACAATCTCATCAATACCTTTACCTTTAGCATCAGCAATGATAGACTGTAGTAGTACTCGTACTGAATCAGTTAAACTTGTAAGAGGTGTTTCTTTTTTAGACACAGCGACTTTGGTTTTTGCTAGAGCAGATGATAAGTCCCTATTCATTTTACCTAATACATTATCCATGCCTGAAAACTCACTAATATCAAGTTTATCAAGTGTCATAGATTTAAACATATCTTTTAAAGCGGAGTCTAAGTATACAGCTTCAGTTTTGTATCCCCTTTTTTCAAATAGTTCTCTGATTATAGAAGTTTGTTCATTGCTTGTAAGCTTTTTATTTAGACCAATAGGAATTAATTCATTGAATACAAAGTCATCAAACTCTTCAAATAAACTACCCGGCATTTCAAATTCTCTTTTAAAAGCAATGTCTTCTATATCAGAATCAAACTTTACTCTTAACTTAGCTATATTGTCTCTCATAACTTTGGCGGGGTTATCTGTCATATTTTGTATTGCATCAGACTGAAGCTCTTCAATGAGGATATATTTTTTACCTGACGATGAATCTAATTTTGATGATAGAGAAGAGAGCCTATTAGAGTTTTCAGTAGAGAAGAACTCAGAAAGCTCCTTTTTCTGTTTACTAGTAGGAGTATTTTTTCTTACACTATAACGTGTGTGAGCAAGGTTAGAACTTCCGTAGTGAGTCATAAGACCTAAGTCTTTAGATGTAACGTCTATACCAACTTCCTCATATCCTACTTCTGTATCTACTAGGTCATCCTGCCTCTGCGTAGATTTGTACTTAGTAGGCTTACGTAGTGCACTAATTTCCATAGGCTCCATCATTGAGTCTTCAAGTGCTTGGCGTGTAGTGTAACGCTCCTCAGGATCTAACTTAAACTCACGGAACTCCATCTCACTCTTGGATACCTTAGGTGCCCTTTTACGCACAAAGGCTTCAATGTTCTCTCCTCTAGTACCTCTAGTCCCACTAATAGGAGCATTCTCAATAGCACTCTCGACAGGACTATAGAAGCTTGCAACAGCAGGTGCGTCTGGATTAGCGACATCTTCAAGAGCTTCGTCTGTCTGCTTAAACATAGGATTAAACTTAGGGTTATCTGTGATACCCAGTGCAGAGCTAAGCTCTTTAGCTATGAGTCTACTTAGTCCAGCCATTACTGTACGTTCCCACTAAAGCCTTGCTCTCCGGGCGCTGCAGCTGCACCAATGCCTATGTTACCACCTCCACCACCTGTCATGTCTTGTGGGCCTGCAGGGCCTGCTCCTTGAAGCGGAGGAACACCTGCTGGTGGAGCACCCTCTGGTCCCGCTGGGGGAGCATTAGGGTCAACTGCTACAGGAGGAGCTTGGAAGCCCTTAAGTATCTCTGCCTGTATGGCTGCGTCTTGAATAGAGTTAGTTACTTTATCAGGATCAAGATCCATGCTAACAGCAATCTCACGTATGATGTAATCCATCTTAGCAAACGGTGCCAGTGTTGGGTTCTGTGCAACCTGCAAGAACTGCATCAAGCGTTGGCTACGTACTTCGTTAGCCATCAGAGACTCAGTACCTTGGGCTTTAACTTCTAAGTCACCCTTGATCTCAGGGTCATAGTCAAACTGCATGTTGAAGCTAAAGAAAGCTTTGCCTAGTGGGTTGAGCAGGTAGTCATCTACGTTCTTAATGACAGTACGAATAGACCCGTTAGCTGCTGACATAAGCATAGAGATACCAGAAGCGGTACGTCCTACGCCCGACACACCTGTCTGACCGTGAGCAAAGCTAGGGAAGCCAGTTGATTCGTCTGCAAGTACTCGTGCCTTGTCAAACAACTGCATGTTCTCACCCGCAACGTTAGGGAACGATGTACCAAAGATAGCCTGACCCGGTGCACCACCTTGACGCCTAAACACTTTTCCGGGATATACTGACAAGTCTTGGCCGGGTACTAGGTTAGTCTCATCTACTTCAATGAGCAAGTTACCTGACAGCACAGCATTGTCCACCGCCATACGCATGAAGCCATTCATGAGTGTCTGGGTGTCATCCATGTTCTCAGCTATACCTACACCAAAGAAGCTGTAAGGATTGACTTCGTATGGTACAGCGTAGTAAGGAATGAGTGCAGGCTTGAATGGGTTCATAACCATACGCAAGACATTGCCGTTACATACCCACAAGTTTACGTTAAGCTGCTCAGCATCTTTAAGTGCACGAGGAATGTCTATGTCATGATCTTCTAATACTTCACGATCTACAAAGCCCCAGAACTCTTTTACGTCATAGCGTTCCGCTTTAGTGCCACTCTCATCGTCCTCCATGACTTGCTCCCACCACTTCTTCTCATAGGATTCACCCATCTTGAGAGAGTTGTCGATAGCGTTATCACGAAAGAAAGGGCGTCCCTTAAGGGCACGAAGCTGTGAGCGAGACATCTTGTGACGCTCAACAATGTACTCTGCCTCATCCATGTTAGATGCATCAGGGTCAGGGTAGAAGTTCCAGATAGATACATTGCTTGTAGAAGGTACAGTCTTTATAGTAGGGTCGTAGTTACCTTGGTCATCCCAATTAGGGTACTCTTTGTTTACAGCAAAGGGGCCTTTCATTATGCCTGTACCAAACAAGGCACACTCAAATGCAGCAAGGCGAAGCTGTTTGTTGGCTCCGCTTTCTTCTAACTGGTCGTGTATCTTCTTCTGCATCTTCTTAGCTGCAACCTTAGCTGGGCTAATAGTAATAGCAGTAGGCGTAGTTCCCGGACCTTCAATGACCTTATCCTGTACAGGACCAAGCTTATTAGCTAAGGCACCCATACGTTCCTTAAGCTGTGGCATTGTTTCACCGGGAGCAAGACGATCTTCCTCATTAGTAAACGGTGTAAAGGCTTTCTTTACAGTGTCGAATGCTTCTTCTGCAGCTGGGTCAGGGTTGGAGTCAAAGTGTACAGTATCAGCTACGCCCTCAGGAAGAGTAGTAGGATCTACGACAATAGGAAACTTCTTGTTACCAAACAGTACGTCAACAATCTGACCGTATGCAGCTAGAGTTTTAGTCTTAGTTACTTTTACAAATACACGAGAGCGTTCTGCCTCAGTGAATTGTACTTGGGGGCTATACAAGCCACGGTAGTTACGGTATGCTTTTAACCAACGTTCTTCATCTTGGCGTCTGGCGTCTTCTGCCTTTCGGAAACGATTCTCTACAAAGGATAGGATACTACCAACGGAAGCATCAGCTTCATATGAGTCTTTCTTTACGTCTTCAATAAAAGAGGATTCAGAAGATTCAATATTCTCTTCGTAGCTATCGTCAAAGTCTTTAGGGTCCATACTCAATATCCAAATGTTGGATCAGACGCTTGAAAGCCTGATCTTGATGTTGCTGGATCGTAGTCAAATAAAGAGCTACGGGGTCTTGTCATAATACCATATCGTAAAGCGTCATACAAGTGGTCTTCTGCATTTGTATCAACGTCTTCTGGGTTACGTTTATCTAAGGGTATACTAGGTAGCTGAGCTACAAGGTTAGTACAATGGTTAAACATAACTAAACGAGGTTCCTCTGTAAACTCATCTACCTGTAGTCTCCTGTGTAGTTCGTTCTTACCAGCTACACGAGAGCCTTTGGAACGGTCAGAGGGACGCCAGCGACACCCTCTCATATTCATTTGTTCTGCCAGAGAGGGGCCAGTATCACCACGTTTATGCCACAAACTACTGTCAAGTACACCGTAACGAACACCACCATCACCAGACTCTGCTTCTAAGATCATGTCAGCTAAGTCTATTGCTGTAACCTTAGAGCAGTATAACTCTCTATATATTACTAATTGCTCAGAAGGACTGACTGCAAACCAGACAACCCCTGTGTAACTACCGTAGCCATAGTCACATGCCCTGAACCTTGCCCAGCCTCTAGGTATATCGTAAGGCTCAACTACGTGAATAGCACGGTTAAACTCTGGGAACGCTGCACCTTCGTTTACATCCCAATCACCATCAAGCAATCTCTTACGTTGCTGCTCAGGTAGTGACAGAAGCATAGTCTCGTAGTCACCACTATCAGCTAGGTATGGATTATCAAACAAACTAGCAGGGATAAACTTACGTTTGAATAGAGGTTGATCTTCCTTCTTGTGACCTTTAGGGTAGCGTAGTGTCTCTCCTGTCTCTATGTTAGTAGCCCAGAACGAATGGTTAGGCGTTGCAGGATCAATAAACATCTTCTTGACCCAAGCGTGACCCGGACCTCCGGGGTTAGTAGTAGCTCTCATGTACAGACCTAACTCAGGTGCTGCAGATCTTAAGCGACTCCTCATGTAATCCCACGCAAAGCTAGAGGACCACTGAGTCAACTCATCGAAGGCTACATAGTTAAACGCCTGTCCTTGGTAACGCATAACGTCAGTGTCTTTATCCAAGTAAGACATCCAGAGCCTACCGCCTTGAGGTGTAGTCCATTGAGACTTTCTCTCTGACCACTTAATACCCGGTATTGCTTTAGGGTATAACTCTTGGCTCTTCTGTATAAGCTCACGTAGTTCTTCTGTAGTGTGTCGTACCAGTAGCCCACTAAAGTCTTTGTTACCTAAGTTACGCAGAGGGTCAGCTAACGTAGCGTAACTCTTGCCACCACCAGCTGCTCCACCATACAGTACCTCACGTTCATTAGCTGCTAGGTAGCTTGTCTGTGGGCCGGGATTAGGTTGAAAGACTACTTCTTGTGCGAACTGTACGTCATAAGGCTCAGGTGATGCTGTTGCATATACCCTATGCTTAAACTTTGTCTCTTCCTTCTTCGTAGGTGTAGTAACCAATTCTTTCTTTTTCGAGAGCTTCGTATTGGTGTATCGTTTCTTCGAGCCAGATGGCAAGCTTACGCTTAATTGCAGCAAGTGATTTACGTCTTCGCTCGACATCTATACGTTTCTTAAGTCCATCATGAGTTATGCGTCTGCCTGATTGTGTAGTTAGCCAAGCAGATACTTCCCTGTAACTATACTGCTTTAGATGCTTCTTTGCAAGCTCTAATAATTCTAATTGCCTAGAAATAGGACTTAGCCAAGCATCATCTGTAGGGTCTATCTCGTAGCCAAATGGCACAGACCTTTTAGATAACCTTGGTACTCGCTCCCAGTTCTTTATATTGCTAGGCTTTGGTAACATCCAATAGCCTAACTCAGTCTTTTCAAAGTTAGTCTTACGCCTCATCGCCAGTACTAGACTCCTTTGGTGGCAAGATAAACAAGCCGCCACTAGACTCTACTGCAACCTTCTCAGTTTTAACTAGACCAGAACGATCCAGTACTTGCCCTGCTGCAATCATACGTTCCTTAACGCCTAGCTGCGTAGGATCATCCAAAGCCGACCCGTAAGCAATAGCAGCTTTTGGACCCAATCTTGACATGTAGCTTTTAGTAGCTTCAAATATTTCATCTTTAAGAGCCTCTGTAATAGATCGTGTAGGTGTACCATCACTATAGCCAGCTAGACGCTTAGCCATAACAACATCGCCAGCAGCCTCTTCAAAGAGTGCCTCTAGAAACTTTTGTTGGTTCTCTGTTAGCTGCTTAGCCATTTACTTATTGCCTTTAACTATTGGTTAGTATGTGTAGTTATAACATGTTAGTAATAAAAATGCAACTAACTTTTAACACTCACACTTAGTGCATGGACATTCACGATTAAGAACTGCACACAAAATACGCTTAAGATATTTTCTCATGTTTTTTTCCTATACGGTTTTACTTTAGCTGCAACCTTCTTAGGTTGAGCTACGTTCTGTTTACCAGCAGCAGTGCCTTTACGTTTCGCCTTAGTTGTAGCAGCATACTCAGATGAGCTAAGAGACTTAATAGCTTTCTTAGGTAAGTATCTTTCTCCTGTAGCTTTTGGCCCTTGTGTAGAAGGCTTACCACTCTTGGTAGTCCAATCCTGTTTAGTCCAAGACTTAAGACTTTTTTGGCTTTTTGCTAGGGCCATCTGCTTTTACCTTTGCTGCTTTGCTCAAATCTTTATAATGAAATAGCTTTACGCTTGTCTTACTGTGAGCCTTACCAGTATGCAAAGAACCGTCAGGCATCTTGTGAGTACCGCCCTTGTGTTCCGTACCGTCTTTCTTATAGTGCTTTACGCCCTTCATGATGTGTATCCCCCGCCTTTAGCTTTGTATTGTTTAGCGACCATCTGTGCTTTCCTACCTGACCACTGTCCGGGGCTTCCTCCTTTGCCGCCAGCCTTAACGGATGCCACAAGAGACTTACGCATAGTAGGCTTAGTATAATTCCCAGCCGCATTAACGCCAGACTTTTTCTTGGAGGTAGAACTTGTCTTGGATTTCACCACGGGTAATTCCTATATCTTTTAGCATCTTGTCTGACATGTTATGTAACTGCCAGTACTCTGCTCTACGCATTTGGTTTTCTTGTATCTTCTTGAACAAACGTTTAAACATGGTATAACTC